TAGAACCAATTGAAGCCGAGAAGAATAGACTTGAAGAAGTCTTAAACAACAGTACACCATCAATCAATACACAATTACAGCGTATGGTATATGACCGTAGAGCGATTGGTTATGGTGCATTAGAGGTTATAAGGGAAACCACTAGCAAATCAGATATTAAAAGATTGAAACATATACCAGCACATACACTCCGCAGACACACCGACCAGAAGAGAGTGTTACATATTAGTCCTGGAGGCAAAAGGGTATGGTTCGTAATCTATGGCAAAAACTATAATGAACATGGAGAATTATGTGATGTAGATGCGGACACTGGAGAATGGAAACCATACAATAGTTTAGCACCACACCAACGGGCTAATGAATTGTTATGGAGTATGGAGTATGCTCCTGGTACTGATTATTATGGTCGTCCACCAATCATCTCATGTTTAGGTTCAATCAAGGGAGACATATCCGCTGTACGATACAATAACAGTTTCTTCGAGAATTATGGAATGCCAAAATTCGCAATCACAGTTACTGGTGACTTCGCAGATTATGATGTAGATCCAACTGATGAAGATTATGATTACACCCAGACTTTAAGGTATAAGATTGGTCAGCAGATTAGGGAAGTGATTAAGAATCCACACTCTGCAATCTGCATTACCATTCCATCAGAAGGTGAGGAGGGTAATGTTGACCTTAGGATTACCCCTTTAAGTGTGCAGACTGAAGAAGGACATTTCCGTATGTATCGTAAGGATACACGTGATGAAGTGTTACATGCTCACCATGTAGACCCATCAAGGTTAGGTATTTATGATGCTGGTAGTTTGAATGGTGGTAACAGTGACAATACAATGGCTTCCTATAAGTATGGTACTGTTGCACCTATCAAATCTGAATGCGAATCATTAATCAACCTTATCGCTAATGAATTAGAAGTAACTAGTTGGAGGTTCTGTATTGAGGATGTTGCACCGATTGATTATACTAAGGATTTGGCTTTAGCAGAATTCTTGTTTGCAAGGGGTGCTATGACCATTAAGGATTTGATTGATAACTTCGGTTCCAAATTCGGATTAGATATTGAAGATGAAACTGATGATTATTATTTGAATGCAAGGTACTTGAATGGACAACCATTGGAATTATTATGGAATCAATCAGAGAATAATCCTTACCTTGAAGTTGATAGTATTCTCGCTAACTTGGAAGAGTCTGTAAGAGGAGATGGACCAGTTGCCGAAGAGACAGATATTAGCGAGCAGGATTAGTAATGCTCGTACTCGAAACAATGAAAGACAATTAGAACATGCATTACAAAAATACTTCAAAGCTCTTGAAAAGCAAGTACAACGTAACCTAAAATCTTATTGGCAAGATAACCTATTCCTTGGACAAGTCGACCTTATCACCGAACCAATACTCAACCACGAAGAATATTATAGAATCCTTGAAAAATACTTGCAACGTGAATATGAACTAGGGACAAAAGAAGCTGAAAGACTAGTCCTTGGATTAAATAAGAATCGTGTAGCAAATAAGGCAATCATTACACCAGAAACAATTGAATCTTCACCAGTTCTTTCAAGGATTTATGATTTGTTCGGCACATTAACTGGTGCTGAAGATGACCTGCTCAATACTGTGTTCATTGCTAGTCAAGCTACACTTGTACGTGTAGATAATCAAATCAAACGAATAATTCTTGATGGTTACAAGAGTGGAGAGGGAATCAATTATGTAGCGAATATGTTACGGAAAAGATTCCAACAATTAGAAACTTGGGAAGCCAAGCGGATAGCAAGGACAGAGATACATAATGCTCACAATCGAGCAGTGATGGACACTTATAAGGAATATGATGTCCAGTACACTATGTGGGTAAGTGGACATGATGACCGAGTCAGAGGATTAAAGAAACATGACAAGGCAGACCATGTAATCCTTGATGGTGAAATAATAAGATTAGGCGACACTTATAGTAATGGTTTAAAGTATCCTGGTGATACTGATGGACCAATCGAGGAATGGATAAACTGTCGATGTGCCAATGCACCATATGTAATACCTTATGGTTATACTGCTCCACCAATGGAACAATTCCACGAATCAGACCTTATAAAGATTAGATGATAATTATGAATTTTATAAAAGAATTAACTGATGGTACAATCTATTTGACTGCACCCGTATTGATTCCTCATGCAAGAGATTGCGATTATAAAAATGGCGAAACACCATTGACAGAAGAGCAAGTCAAAGCATTCAAAAACAGTTACGATAAATACGGATTCGTAGACCACGAACACGGCTTGACAAAGAATGGCAGGAAAATAGGCACACCATCAAAATCAATAATACTAGATCAAGATACTACATTCACAACAATCAATGGAGAAACCACCTACCCAAAGGGTACTTGGTTATTAACTACACACATTACCGATGATGAAGCAATTTCGGAGGCAATGAAAGGTTACTATACAGGATACTCACCAAGCATATTACCACAAGAATCCGCTGATAAATATTTAGCAGCATTGAAGAGTGGACATGGTGATGATTGTGCCTGTAAGAACCAAATAAGTAGTATGGGCAATTCCTTAATAAAGGATGTGCCTAATCCAGTAGTATTAAGTGTGAGCTTGACAAAGCAACCTTGCTTGCACGAAAGTAAATTTTGCGAGTTAGATATTATGGAAAATGATGAGATTAGTTTAAAATCTAAGATTCTTACTGCTATGGGTATGAGTGAAGAAGCAGAAGTCATTGCTCTTAAATCTCAAGTCTCTACTCTTGAGGCTAAGATTGAAGAGATGAAGACTGGTTTTGATGAAGCATTAAAATCCATGCAAGAAGAATTTAAACAAACTTTAACCGAAGCACTTACTCCAGTAGATGAAACAGTTGAGGTTGCTGAGAAAGCAGAAGATGAGACTGAACCTACTGTTGAGGAAGTTGCTGAAGAAGATGAAGTTGAAGAAGAAAAAGAAGAAGTAGAGGAAGAAGCGGAGGAAGAACCAGTAGCAGAGAAAGGCGAATCCAAAGCAGAACCAGTACATGATAATATAGCAGAGAAAACTAATAAAACTGTTAATGTTTATGAAGCATTAGGACGTAATCCTGATGGTACAAGAAAATTATAAAAAGGAGTATTGATGAGTATGAATAATCAACACATTTTATCTCAATTAGTGAATGAGAATGAGATTGAAGTATTTAAGGGTATGAGAGACGATATGTCAGGTGCTAAGGCATTATTGAATGATGAACAGTTTAATACCTTTATGAGAGCAGCAACCATTAACCAAAGTATCTTACAAGATGCAAGTTTCCGTAGAATGAACAGTATGAACCAAGTAGTATCTTCTACTAACATTGTTGGTAGAGTATTACAAAACGGTTACGACAGTAATGGTGTCACTGAAGACCAATTGACTGAAGCAACCATTGGTTTCGGTAAAGCAGAATTGAACTCCACCAAACTTAAAGCATTAACCAGTATCCTTGATGATGATAAAGAGGATAACATCGAAAGAGAACAATTCGAACAAACCCTCTTAACCATGATGGGTGAAGCAGTAGGTACTGACCTTGAAGCATTATGCGTATTCGGTGATACTGATTATGCTACTGGTAACCTTTTCCCTACCTTTGATGGTTGGTTAAAACAAGGAGCAAATTACCAAGTAAAATCCGATGGAGCAAAAGGTAGTGGATCTAAAGACTTCGACCTTGCAGATGGAATCGATGCAATGTTCGATTCAATGATTGGTAAATTACCAGTACCATACCGTGCAGCTGGATTAATGAACCGTTTAAGCTTCTATGTACCATGGGAAGTATATGATGCATACCAAAACCTTTTAGCTTCTCGTGTAGATGCATTAGGTGATGCTAACTTGACTGGTAGACCATCTTTAACTTATAAGAACATTCCAGTTAAATATGCACCAGTATTAGATGCTGCTGATGGCCGTACCGTATTCGGTAATGTTCCAAGTATCCTTACCGTACCTGAATTCGTATGGTATGGTGTCTATAAAGACTTAAGTGTTGAACCTAACCGTATTGTTGCAGAAGAAAAAACTGAATACTACTACCGTATCAGATGTGCCGCATCTTTACAATGGAATGATGCATTTATCACTGGAGTAATGACTCCAGCAGAAGCTGCAGCAGTTCAAGCAGATAACAAAGTATAAGGGTAATAATTCCCCTTGTACTAAATCCTTTTTTTAGGAGTGTGAGTACTAATGAGTGGAGAATTTGACTTTTTGCCATGGGAGGAGTTGCCTCTTGAGGTGAAAAGGAATAAGAAGCATATGTATGAGTATCTTGTAAGTGTCCTTAACGATTCAGAATCAGATAATGATGATGATTGATGATTAAGGACACTATTTTTTTTATAAAGTGGTGATTATTTTTGTGGATTAGTAGTGATGATGTTATACATTTTCATGGTTTGAAACCACAACACCTTAATCTTGAGAAGACTGATACTAGTAAATTGGAGGAAATCCTTAATGAATGGATTTTGCAGAGCCAATCATTGATTTTAACTTATTGTCACATTAAGAGTTTGAGTGATGATGATGTTTCTTCAGCGATGAAGAATGTTTGTCTACGATTAACCAGTAACATGGTTTCATTAGCGATACAGAAACGGGATAATCCAATAATCAAGGTGAACGATTGGACTATACAAGGATTAAGTAGTGATATTTTCACTGATGACCTCAAAGCAGACCTTGCACCATTCGTAAAGGACAGTAGTAATGAACCAAATGCTATCGGTGTATATGCTATAACTGGTGAGGACTTATGGTAAAGATAAGCATAGACCTCGACAATGAAAACATACACAACCTAGCAGACAAATCCACTACTATCAGAAAAAGCGTACTACATGATGCAACACAAGATATGGTAAGATTCCTTATGCAAAACTCACCACTGGATCATGGTTTGTTAAGGTCATGGTTCATTGAGTATATGACTGATGAGGAAGCCAGTATCAAGTCACCAGCAAAGTATGCTATCTACCAGGACCAGGGTACTCGACCGTATCTTATTTATCCTAAGAAGATTGGTGGTTACTTGTACTGGGATGGTGCGAAGCATCCGGTTAAGCGTGTTGCACATCCTGGTATTGAGGGTAAGCATTTTGTAATGCAGAGTCAGTTAGCCGTGGAGCAGAGGATGCCTGGTTATTTAGCTCGTGCATTGGAGAAGGAGTGATTATATGACTGTTGGTATTGTTACTGGTTTGGAGTCCTTGTATAATATTGTCATTGAGTGTTTGGATTGTGAGCATAATGATGATGGTTTATTAGGTGATGTTGAGACTATTATAAATAGTTATTATAATGAGAAGCATCTAGAGGAGCCGGTGGTTTGGGTTACTCAGCATCCTGCACGTACTGGTCGGCAGGCGGATATTAGTCAAACATTAGACCTTGTGGTGCCTTTTGAGTTTGATTGTGGAGTATATTTGAATGATTTGGATGAGGCTAACCTTTATAGTCAGAACTTGACTAATCGTGTGATTATGAGTGTCTTGAATAATTGGCAACGAGTACAAAGTGAGGTGTTGCCTGGTCAACGGTTGATACGGAATGTGTCCTTGGAGACTTATTCGCCGGTTGGTTATGTTAATGTGAATGGTAAATCGGATAAGTTGATGATTACTGGTGTTGTATTAAATTTTAATATTGTTTTGAATTGGAGAATGTGTTTAAAATATTTAAATAATGGAGATTGAGTTTATGAGTTTAGTTAACTGGAGTGAGTTGCCAGTCCGTACAAAAAGGTCTCGTAAGAGATTATACTCAGTTCTTGCAGAAGAGTTTGGGTTAGAGTCTTGGATTGGT